TTTCTTTGTTTGTCATCTTCTCACCCGTTTTGGTTTCTCACTACATGCAATAGAATTTCAGCCACAGATCGTGGAAGTGCCGCGCGGCGTGCAGCGCGAGGTCGCGTGATTTAAAGCAGAGGCGGGACCCGACAGACGCACCCGCGTTCGAGGGAGCGCGGTACGAGTACGCACAAGCGAAGCCGGCAAACGCGCCGTTATCCGCACAACCGCCGAACAGGACGCACCGCACAGCCTCCGGCACTTCGAATATCTCTTCGTCTTTGGCTTTGTATTTTTCCGCGTCTTCCTTGCTTTTGTAGAGCCAGAACCATGGCCAGTATCTGTATTCGCCCGGCTCGAAAGTCGGGTGCCATCCCTCGTTCAGCGCCTCGCACACCATGCTAAGCTGCATGAAGGTGGCCAGGTATTCGTCGTGCCGTCCGCGCTCGGTGATGTTCACATATTGCACGACCAGCGGATGGTCGGTTCCAAGTTCATCCAGCACGTCCATCATGGTGCGAATGCGTTCGGTGACGGGGCGTGGGTCTCCGGTGCGTTTGCTGAAACTTTCCGGCAGAGTGTATGCACTGTCGTTGTTGGTTTCCTGCATTGAGTTTTTCCGTGGGTTTTCCGTGAGTTTCCGCCAGTTTTCCGCGAGTTCCTCGAAGCATTCGTTGCTCACGTAGATGGTTTCGCCAGCGTAGCGCATGGCGAACGCGCCTGGCTCGACAGTGGTGGCCGGCGGGATGATGGACTCGATTTTGTCTATGTTGATCATCATCGGTTCCGTCTCCGGAAGGTTTTCTCCCAGGCCGTTTACTGCGGCAGTGCCCTTTGGCAGAGAATTTACTTTAATGATTTCCTTTATCATACTTCTGGTGTTTTTGTTGTTTATTTTGACTTTGGGATTTATGTTTGATATCTCTTTTTTGAGTTCCGTCATTTTGTGGAACAGGCGCAAGGTGTCGTAGTATGTGTTTTTCACCCAGATGATGTTTCCGTGGTATATCATCGGGAAATATTCCTTGTCGTCATCATCCGGCTTTGGGCCTATGTGTTCAATGTCGTCGGTTTCTATCCGGATTCTCTTGTATCTCCTTGTTATTCTGCATATAAATTTCGACATTCTTTCGCCGTATGCCAGTCTGTTCCATCCATACTCCGACCATTTGTTTATCTTTGTGATTTCGATTTTCATTGTTTCGCCTCCTTTCTGATCGGGACGTAGAAGAATGCGCGGTCGGTGTCACACTCTCTTTTGTTCGTTGTCCACACACCGTTGTCGAAGCCTTTTGCTTGTTTGCTTTTGAGTTCGGTATAGCGGTAGCAGTTGTCTTTGTCTGGGCAATCTTTGCCGTCACAGTACAGTGCCATCATTCGCCTCCTTTCTTAATAGGGATGTAGTATAATTCACGGTCATTGTTGCATTCTTCTTCTTTTATTATAAATATATCGTTTATTGTTCCTTTTTGTTTCTCGTCCATGTATTTGATATATCGTTTACATTTCTTTTTGTCTGTGCATTTTTCGCCTTTGCATATTAATACTACCGTCTTCCTTCCCATCAGTTCCGGATTATCTATTTTGTTTCCTATCACTTCGAATTGTGGATCTTTCATATAATTTTTCATATTCAATAGTTTTCCAAGGGCGTCCATGCTGTCTGTTTTTGGTGGCCAAATTCCGAAGTATGGATCTACACAGTAATATCCATCCGGATGCCATATTACTACACCATATGGCTCGTTACTATGCCTTGTTTTAAGAATATCGCCCTCATATATCTCTTTTCCTTTGCTATCTTGTAATCCTGTGTACATTCCTATTGTTTCTATCTCTACAGTTGTTTGTTCTGGAATGCCTTTTTTTATTCTTTTTATGACTGCTTTTTCTTTTTTTTCGTTAATATTGATTAGCATACCGATCCACCATATTTTATAACGTATGCTTTTTCCTCTGAATTTGATTGTTCTGTTCATTTTCTTTTTAAACTTTTTTTTCTGTTGTAAATTCCGATTTTCTCAAATCCTTCCAATGTTCTTACGTATTCCATCAACACTCTTTTCTTATATTTCCTTAGTCTTGTTTTTCGTATTATTACATATGCCATGTCGAATGTTTTTACTATCGATTCTATTTCCATCATTTCTTTGGATTCAAATATTCCTCCGTATATCGATGTTTTTAGAGCGATAGCTATTGCAAGTTTTAATGGATTTTTTGTTTTGTTTGTTATATTCATTTTTTCTTTCTGATGTAATGCGGATATCCGTTGTTTGCGCATTCCTTTACTTCAACCAGGTAGTAATTTTCTTCAATGTCAGGATAGTTCCCGTTTAAATATCTTGCGCATTTGTTTTTTATTTGGCACATCATTATCGCTCTATCCGGATCTGGCCTATTCGACCAGTAGAATCCTTTGCAGTATGTTTTGTCGTATGATACTGGTTCGATGAATAATTTGCAAGCCCTTGCTGTGGGTTTCACGCGGAGCGGGAAAAGATTGATGCATACCTTTTTCAGGAACTTCGCGCATTCGTGGCATTGGTGTTCTGCTTCCCGTTTTGTTTTTTTGTTGTCTTCCATAATGCTTTGGTGTTTGTTTTAGTTGCCTAACAATTCATCTAATCTTGCTGTATCTTTCTTGATCATCTGCCTGATTTCAATGATTCTTTTCTCATAATGCTCTTTGAATATTGTTGCCAATCTTTTCATCAAATCCTTATCATATATTCTGTGTTCTTTGTAGTTTTTTCTAAATAGCGCGTGTTCTATCGAAGGACTTGGATACAGACTGAATATAATCCCGGGGTCGTCGTTCAACGAGCCGCATAATTCTCTTTCAATATATGCATCAAGATACTCTATCATTTTTTTTGCTTCATTGTACTCGGCTTCATATTCACATAGGGCTTTGATAATGGAGCTTATTTCTGCTTCTTCGATATTCTCGATATTCATATTGTTTTGATTACTTTTCTTTGTTAAGTCTCTCTACTTCTTTGTAGAATGCGGGTGACATTTTCCTGCATTCAGTTTTGTCTTCTTGCATTCCCTTGTATAAGTCGTCTCCTATTATTTTGTTCATCTCCAAATCTCTTATGACATCATCTTTCACGATATAACCGCCGCCAAACGGAGCGTCTTTCCCTTTCATAGGCGAGCAGTCTTGTTCGCCTATGATTTGGTTTCCGGCTTTTGTCACATATTTTTTCAGAAGAGCACCGCTTACCACGCATTTTGGGTATTCCAATTTTCTTAAATTTTTCTTCTCTCTCTTCTGGATATCCTGCAATTCACGCTCCAGTTCTCCGGCTATGACTATTCGCTCGTTGTCCGGTCTCATGTTTGTTACGAAGCCGATGCTTATGATTGCACCGTTTTCGAATCTTATGCCTCTTTTGATGATGTGATAAGCCACTTTGGGGTTGTAGTTGGCGCAGTTCATCAGTGTTTGTCCTGGTGCGAACAAAAAGAATTTCACATTGTTCTCAAGATGGAACTTTACTATCTTGGATATTATGGAAAACGGTGGGTTGTCAACTACAACACTTCTTTTTGTGTATTCGGCTTTTTCATAGTCACCGCCCGGCCAGAATGGACGCATCAGGTCATACTTTTCTGTTCTGATGACCATCCGTTCCGCGTATTGAAGCACCGCGTTATAAATTTCCGGTGGAGTATAACAGTCGTCTGTGGTCTTCTTCTGATCGAATTTGCCAACAAACCCGTCGTAATCGGTTAATTTTGTCTGCCTTCCCATTTCTCTATTTATAATTTTTGATCAATGTAAACTCATATGCTATTCTGTATGGGTTTTTCTCCCAAGTCCCTTTGCCGAATATTTTTTCCACAAGATATTGAAATGCCGACAATCCTGATTCGAACCTTTGCACCACTCCTGGTATTTCGAATTCGATTCTTGATTCAAGTTGATCATTTCTGATTATAGTTGTCATGTATTTGATTATTCCTTCTTTGATTATATCCTCATTGTTTATATCCATTAGTTTTTCGCATTTCACTTTTTCTATTTGGATTTTGTAAGGCATAATGTCAGCAGGCACATACATCTTGTTATTCCATGGTGTTGTTCCTTCGTAGTTCTCAAGCAAGTATTCTTTTAGGTCTGCGTGAATTTGGCTTGTGCTGTTATATATTGTTTTAAAACTTTGCGCTACTGCGACTACTTCCCCGACTTTGAATTTCGGTTTTATTGTCACTGTTTTGTTGTTGCTTCCGATTCGGAACTCGAAGTCGCCGTTCTCGTTGATCCCCACGAGTTCTGTTTCCGCCATGATTTCATGGAGGATGTCGCTGGTCATGGTCTTCCTTCTTTGGATCACCATGTCAGTGAGCTTGAATTTGTCGTTGAACATTCTCTTTTTCATATTCTATTTACTCTCTCGAATCTCACATTTTCGCATTTCAATAATCCGCATATAGGTTTCCTGAACAGTGAGCACGCCCTGCAGTGTGACAGTTCTATCGGAGTGGCTTTCGTTTTCGCCAGCGCCAGGTATAATATTCCGTTGATTTCGATTTTATCTCCCGCTTCTATTATTATAGGGAATTCGTGCTTTCTTCCTTTTTCTCTTTCTCTTCTGTTAAACACCCATCCGCCGTCTTCAAATATCGTATTATATCTCATCGTGTCCTCCTTTCTTTATATCAGGTTATTGATCTGCGTGCAGAGCGCGGCTATGGCGGCGCATACACGTGCTTCCGACGTTGGCGATGTGCACCGTTTCAGCTTTCTTTCCATCAATTTTAATCGGTATTTGAGCGCTTCCACTTTCCCTGTATTTTTTATTTGTTTGGTGGTGGTGGGGGGGGGGTATTTTCTTCATCTTCATCCTTTTTTAAAACAATTCCAATTGTCTGTCGCTTATATTCTCCAATTGACTTACAGCTTCGTAATAAGCATCTTCGAGGCTTTTGTGTATCTCTGTCGTAGTGTGGCTGAAATGTGTTCCTGTTTCATTTCCCTGGTTAACCCAGCATAAGAAACCTTTTGGGCTTTTTAATCCGCATATCCGATATCCGCCTACCACAATCACATTTCCGTAGCTTTTTTTGAAAGTTTTTTTGAGCACTTTGCATGTGACGTCACGATACTGCCCGTCCAGCCAAATTTTCATTTTGGACTTTCCCTTGCATTTTTCACACATGATTGTCTCTTCTTATCTCATTATAATCTTTATATATATCTCATTCGATATCTGCCCTTATATGGTGTTATCTTCTGGCTGTTCCATCTTTGTCTGTCGAATGATGTGTCCGGCTTTGCTCTCCTGAACATAAATCCGTGTGATTGATGAATACCTTCATTATTTTTATTGAGCATTATCCTTGATATTCTTCCTGTTGTCACTCCTTTTGCTTGTGATGCCTCCGTTACCGACTCGAATGTTTTTAGGTAATATCCGTCCAGGTCATAAACCGATACAGCAGTTTTCGGAACTGGCTTCCTCTTTTCTCTTACGGCTGTTATGTTCTTTTTGCTAACCATAGGCATACCGTCTATCCATTCAATTTTTGTTTCCTTTATCTGTTTACCGGCCAGCAATCTTATCTTTCCTTCAAGCGCTCTCTGTACCGCTGATTTGCTTTTGACCCCGATAGCTTTGGCGCATTGCTTGTATCCCATGAATGTTTTTTCGTAGTTTCCTTTCGCATTATATACCGATATTACTTTACATCTGTTGACTAATTTTACGTATGGGAATCTGTCTTCCAGTATTCTTTTACGTCGCCTCATTTCCCGAGGATTTGTTTTTGCTTTGTTCGTCCCTTTCTCTGGCTCTATTCCCTTGTTTTTTGCCCATTTTGGTGTTATCCATAATTCACTCATCAGTATCCTCCTTTCACTTTTTTTCTTTGTCAATAATGAAGAATAATATATAAATTAACACAATTATCCAGCTCATTAGCCCTACAATGAAACTGAATATCACTCTGAGCCATTTCGGTTCTTCAAATTCGTTCATCAGCAGTATTCCTATTGTCATCAATGTTGCCAGGACATATCCTGCGATGTAAATTTCCCAAATGTCATCATTTTTTGCCTCCTTCCAATATTTTTCTGAATGCTTTTTTTACTTCTTGCAGACCTTTCTCATCCAGGTCTATTAATGGTTCGATTTTTGTTTCTCTGTCATATTTTTCTGTTTCCCATATCTCTCCTTTTCTTAATCCTAATTTTATTATATTTTCGAGTGTTTTTTTTACATTTGATGACGTGATTATTTCTCTTTTTTCATTTCCCACCAAATATTTGTGACCTAATGCTTTCACTCTTTCTATTGCTTCATCTCTTATTGGGTACCTGTTCATTTTTTCTTTCTTTTCTTTTGTCGCCGGATCGAGATTCGAACTCTGGGATAGTATGGAACTTCTATGGCAATACAGAGCTTTTATACCCCCGCCGCCTTTCGGCTCTCCGGCGTTGCCTGCAGCTCTAACAGATTAAAGGGATGGTTCTTTCCTACTGCAGGCTCATTAATATAAAAGGACTCAGGATGTTTATAGTCTCACCTCCTTGACTTTTTTTATACCTCATTATCTATTGGCTCTTCCCAAATTTCTTTCTTTTCATCCTCTTTTTTGTTTTTTTTGTAAAGTTTTGCTTTCTTTATGTACTCTTTCTTCTCTTCTTTGCAGTCTTCTTTGTGTCTTTTTTCTATTTCAGCCAGTTTTTCGTAGTGCATCAGTATCATTTTGTCTCGTTCGTTGTTTTCGTTTGTTGTTGGTTTGTAGTAGCTTCTCACTACACGTATAATCATTGGGATTGTCACATCTCCTTTCATGCAGCTTTGTATTTCCTCTGCCATTTGTTTTGTTATGCTTCTGTTCTTTCTTTTCATTATTCTTTTTTTTTTCTGTTTTTTCGTTTCGATTTATTCTTTATATTTGTCACGTTGAAACAACAAGATTCAACGCGGCAAAAATAACAAATTATTCTAATATGTCAAGACATAAATGTAAGATTTTTTCTTTTTTTATATAATTCATTGAATATGAGCGGAAAAGAATTTAAGCAATTATTGAAATTGAACGGTTTGCGACAGGAAGATGCCGCAAAAATCTTCGATGTTTCTCGTCAAACAATATCAGTTTGGTGTAAGTCCGACAAAATAGACGACAAAATTGTAAAGCTTATTTTTGAACGATTTCGCGTTACTGATCCCACAATTTCTCCTTTATCGATTGTCAATGGTGCTTCAAATGTTTTTGGTAATAACAATTCTACTATTGACAATCGCCAATATTATTCTGATTCACCTGATGTTTTGCGCGCTCATATTGATTTACTTGATGAGCGTATTAAGGAGAAGGATGCTCAGATTAAGGAGAAGGATGCTCAGATTAAGGAGAAGGATGCTCAGATTAAGGAGCTTCTTTCTATTATTTCAAAGATGAGTGATAAGGATTGATTTTTATTTGTTATGCTAACTTCCTGTTTCTCTTCCATTTGTATTTGCGGAAAGTATTATACTTTCCTCTTTACCGGGACTGAAACGGGACCGATTTTACATAAATTTACACAATTTTACAATTATAACTTATTTTGCCACAGAAAGTTAAGTTTTGAAAATTGCTCTTGTAAAGTCCTGTACTTTCCGCAACTAACGCCCATTGCGCTGTATCTCAACGTTTTGGGCTTATTTTTCAAAGCTTACCGGGACAGTTTCGGGACAGCTATTTTCTCACGATCCTTTTGTGGCAAAAACATGAAAGGATAAAAAAATATGTCTTTTTCCAAAGTAAATTTCAAACCTGCGCAGTATTACAAGGGCAAAGAATGTTATGTTGCCTATCATGTTGTCAACCCTTTTACCAAACAGTGGGTGCGCAAGAAAATCAAAGTCAACCATATTCACAAGCCTTCTGAGCGTCAGCGTTACGCCTCTATGTTGGTCTATACTATCAACGAGAAGCTTTATGATGGCTGGAACCCTTTTCTTGATGATATCGGTGGCTCAGGCTGTCCTTCTCTTCGTGTTGCTGTTGAAGAGTTTGTTTCTTTGAAGGCTAAATCTCTTCGTCCTGATTCTATGCGTTGCTATCGTTCATGGGCTGATTCTTTCCTTACTTGGCTTGATGAACATGGACTTTCCGATGATTATGTCGCCCTTTTTTCTCGTGAAAACGCTGTTCGTTATATGCGATATCTTGAGCTTCGAGGTATGGTCAGCAAGACTTATAATAATTATCTCACTTTCATGTCCACTCTATTTCTCTACTTTGTCAAGCGTGAGTATATTCGTGATAATCCTTTTGATCGCATTGATCGAAAGCGCGTTGAAAGTAAGGTACGGAATATCATCCCTTCTGATGTCCGTCATTTGATTTTCGACTATTTCAATGATCATTGCCCTACATATATATATTTGATGATTCTTTGTTATCGTTATCTTATTCGTCCTAAGGAGGCTTTGATGATTCGTGTTGGTTTTATTGATTTTGCCGAAGGCCTTGTTACTCTGCCTCCAGATATCACTAAAAATCATCGTTGGCGTACTGTTGCTCTTGGTGATGATGTTATGTCTTATTTTCGCACTTTGTCTGTTTTTGATTCTGATTTTTACGTTTTTTCGTCTCGTTATCTTCCTGGTACTCGTCTTCTTACCACTCGTGAGACTGGCAAGACTTGGGCTGTTATGCGTAATGACCTCAATTTGCCTTCTAATTTCCAATTTTACAGTTTGAAGGACACTGGCATAACCGAAATGCTTGAGTCCGGGATGCCTTCAAAGATGGTCAAGGATCTTGCCGACCATAGTTCTTTGGAGATTACCGAGCGATATCTTCATAAGACTAATGCTAAGAAAATTCTCGAGCAGAATAAACTTTCTTTTTGACATAAAAAAAAAGGAGGCTTAACGCCTCCTTTCATGTTCTGTTTATGATTTTTTCTTCCACGTACTTTTCCGGGTATATCCTTCGCCAGTTCACCGGCGTAAGGCATGCTGTCCGGCTTATGTAGCATCCCTCGAGTTTCCTTGGCTCCATTGCCAGAATTTCATATGGCCCTATCAGTTCCAGTGATATCAGTTCCCTGTAGTACACTCTGTCGCCTTCCCTGCATGTTACGCATTCTTCCGTGTCCGGGATTTTGAGTATGACTGTTTTCTTTTGCCCTGTTCTTCGCGGATGGTATGTTTTGAAGAATTTTTTTGTCATTTCCACATCCCTTTCAGTTTTTTCAATTTTTGTCACTTTAAGGTATGGCGTCAGATCGATGTCTAAATTGATTATCTTTTCCATAGTTCATCGTTCTATATATCCCCATTGGTTCATTGATTCCCAGTTCTCTTCTGATAATATGATATGGTCTTCCAACCTTATCTCGAGCATTTTCAGAACTTTGTTGATATGATTTGTCAGTGCTTTGTCTGCATTGCTCGGTTTGCATGAACCGCTTGGGTGGTTGTGTACCAATATCACTCCGGAGGCGAGTGTGTCGATGCACGCTTTCAATATTATCCTTATATCCACTTGTGTTGTGCTTATTCCTCCCTGTGCCACTTTCAGCCATCCTATCACTCTGTTTGATTGGTTCAGCATGATGATGAAGAAAGATTCCCAAAGGTTGATGTCTTCGTGGTAGAACTGTCTTGCATAGTTCACTGCATCGTACTCGTTTTTGATTTCGCAGCTGTCGAATTTTTCATTCTTTTCTGCTTTTATCTCGAATTTATATGATTTTTCCATAAAAGAATGCACTTAGTTCGTGTCGTGCGCAACTTTTTGAAGGTTTGCTATGGATTTATGCTATTGATTCTTGCCTTGCCTTTTCTTCTTCTTTGTAGATAACCCTGTTTGTGAATCCTTTTCGGGCATATTCTGTTGCTTTCAACCTTAATTCCGGTTTGATTATTGTTATTTGGGCTTTGTCTTTGAATGTTCTTATAGTCAAAATGTCGTAGATTTGAATTGTTTTGTTTTCTTCAAATCTCCAAGGCAGCCCTTCCATCTTCTCGATTGCTTCAGCATTTTCTCCATATTGGATTCCTGTCAATATGTTTACTGTTTCTCTTATTGAGCCCATGCTACCGCTGCCTTTGCTTGGCACCTCGAATTTTTCGGCTTTTTCTTTTTCGTTCATCCTCCATATTGCGTCTCTGTCTACGTAGAAATTCAGTAGCCATGTTGCTTGGTCTGCCATTATTTCTTTGGCGTTCATGATTAGTTCTTCGCTCATGTTCAGGATGTTCGATGTGCACATTTCCTTTTCACTCCATTTCCACTTGATTCTTTTCAGTGTTTCGTTGTATCTGTGGTTGCACACCCAGCATATTGACATGTCTATTACTATACTTCTCACTGTTTCGTCAAGTTCTTTTTTGAACTTCTCCATATTTCCGCCTCTTGAGTCTCCTTTCCAGCTCCAATTTTGCCCCACGTATTCCACTTTTCCAAGCATTTCGTTCCATTGGCAGAATGTTTTTTCGTTTTGTGCGAGCATTTCTACCAGTTCTTCTCTTTTTTTTGCGATATCAAGTATGCTTTCTGTTCTTTTTTCGCCGATTTTTGTTTTGATATATTCTATTTGTTCCATTTTGATTCTCCTTTCTTTTTTTTATTTTGTGTTTTTCTTTTCTCCTTCCACTGGGTAGTGTCTCCTGATTTCAGCCATGGATTCCTCATAACTTTTGAATCCCGTTTCGCTCCATGGCCAGTCCCAGCATTGCATTTTCCCTTTGTACATATAATTGGCACGTGTCTCGATTCGCAGTGCCCATTTGATGTTCTTTCTCATTCTGGCCACCTTTTCCCAGTCCGGTTTGTCTTTGCGCGATTCCTTAAATTGTGCCACGTCTTTCTTGTATCTGTACTCCAGGTAGTTGATCCAGATGTCCTGTTGTTTCTTCATTCTGTCCATTGTTTCCTCCTTTTTAATTGACGTTTGTTTCTGCTTTTTCCACCTGCAGGTTTGAGAACAGGTAGCACATATTGTAATGCTCAGTGTGGAATGTCTTTTCTTCTTTCTCGCCTTCCTTTTCCACTGTCATTTTCGACTCTCTCTGCATTGGCACGCTCCACACCGGGTATCCTTTGGATCCTTTGATGATGTTGTAGCCGTCGTCTTTCCACTCCTTGAATTTGCGGAATTCCGTTGCTCCGGTTTCCTTTGCGTATATGTGTTTTGTGATGATGACATTCAACGGCAGAGCTGAGATTGCGATGGCTTCGTATTCGTTTTTTGCTTCTTCAACCATCTTCGTGCGTATCACTCTTGCCCTTGCGCTGAGCTGGAGCAGTTTTTCAAACTGCTCCTGTCTGTTTTTCTCCTTTTGTGTCATCGGTCTTTCCTGACCGTTGTTTGTATCTTTTCTCATAGCAAATCCTTTCTTTTTTTTGTTTTTACTTTGTTCAGTTTTCGTAATGGAATCCCACCGGGTTTTCTTGCGGTTCGCTCTTTGCTATCCTGATTATTTCGGACAGTGAGTTTTCGAGTTCCCGCCATTCGTGGTGCTCTATCTGTTCGAGTTTCGTGTGTTTCACCGCGATGGCGTATGCCGCGTTTGTCACCCTTTTGTATGCGTTTTCTTTTCTGTTTGTCATTTTCTGCCGTTTTTTGAAAGAAAGGGCGGGTCGCCCCGCCCTTTGTCTTCGGTTTGTACTATTTGAGGATTTCGGCTTCCAGTTCGTCGAGTTTCGCGTCGATTTCGCCGTCAAGCCATATGCAGAACTTCTCCAGGATCATTGTGTTGGAGATTGTGAACATGCTCTCCCATTCCGTTTTGTAGCTGGCTGCGGCCAGTCTGCTGAGTCTGAGCTGGCAGTGTTCTGTCTCGAATTCGTGGTCTTTTCTGAGGAGTTCTCTCAAGTCCCGCAGGTCGTTTTTGGTCTGGATGAATCTGTCGCGCTTTTCGGCTGCGGCTTTCTTTTCTTCCAGACGTTTGAGTGTCATTTCGAGGGCTCTCTTCTGCTCCTCGATGGCACGTTGTTGTTTCTCGATTGTCGGCTCTTTCTTTTCGTTGGCCTCCGGTTTGGGTTGCTCTGCCTGATGTTGTTCTCCTGCGTTTGCGCCGCTTTCCGTCTGCATGGCTTCCGTTCTGCTCTTGTTGAGTTTGTCGGCCATTTCCTTCTGGATCTCTTCGTTGCTCTTTTCCTTCACGTCTTGGCTTGTGATGACGATTCCGGTGACTGCGGCCACTTTCTTGGTGTTGTTGTTAGCGGTTGCGTTGTTGTTGTTCTTGCTGTTATTGGTGTTGTTTTTCATTTTCTTGAAATTTTAATTATTAATACTCTATTTATTTGTTTTTTTTTCTGTTTTTTCTTGAGTTTTTCAGCTCTCAGTCTGCCGCGCCGCATTTCTTCGTGCAGGGTTGCGCGTGTCCCTGCGCTGCTATGGTGTGCCGCGTTGTTGCGGCGGGTGTGGTGTTTACTTTATACGGGAGGCCTCGCGGTTGTCTCCGGTGTCCTTTTGTCGTCCCGCCCTGGGCGACGGACTGAAATATTATTTATCGGCGGTGGTCACGAAACAAAGAACGTTGCCCGCGTTGGCGGTGCTGGCCTGCTGACGGCTGCGGGGTGTCTGCGCTGTGGGTTCCTGCTCTGTCGTTGCTGTTGTTCTGGCTGTCCTTCACAGTCTTTCCGCGCCTGGCCTCTCGTGTTGGCGGCGGGCTTTCGCCCTGACCGCCAACCCTTTAACACTGCAAATATAATAAAATATTTGATATGTGCAACAAATCAAACAAAAAAAATGATTTTTTTTGTTTGATTGTTTTTGCATATCAAAATAAAATCGTATTTTTGCCGCCAAATAACGAAGATATGGAGCCAGAAAAAAAAATCGAACAAAAAAGGGGTCGCGGCGGTTATCGCGAAAATTCGGGGAGAAAATCGTATTTTCCTAACAAGTCAATAACTTTTGGGGTTCGTTTTTCTCCTGAAATTTGGGAGAAATTAGGAAAAATCGCGCAAAAATTGAAAATCTCGAAAGGTGACGCGCTCGGGGTCGCTGTCGATGCCTACGAACTCGGCGAAACTTCCGAAGGTTGACACCATCGCGGCGGCGCGGACGGGTTCCGCGCCTGCAGCGTAACAGGTAAAAAACGCGGACGGGTTCCGCGTTTTTTTTTGTGCCTGCTCCGTTTTTTGAATGTTATTTTAAAATATCGCAATTTCCTTTCTTTCAATAAAAAAAAGCTTCGCGGCGGTGCCGCGAATGTTTATTTATAAAGCACTTTGCCGCCTCACGCCCTACCGAGCGACGCGCGCGCGCCTGCGCGGATCAGGGAAATATGAACGGGCGCGCCTTGGCGGATGGATCCGCCGCCGTGGTGGTGTCGGTGCTGGTGGTCTGGTCGGATGCTTCCCAGCTGGGGAGCGGTGGCCGTGGTGGTGTCGGTGCTGGTGGTCTGGTCGGATGCTTCCCGGCTGGGAGCGGTGGCCGTTGTCGGTGTCGGTGCTGGTGGTCTGGTCGGATGCTTCCCCGCTGGGGAGCGGTGGCCGTTGTCGGTGTCGGTGCTGGTGGTCTGGTCGGATGCTTCCCCGCTGGGAGCGGTGGCCGTGGCGGTGTGGTGGTGGCGTGGTTTGGAACGAAAACACAACACGTTGAAAACCAATACAATACAACATAATATTTTATAATACACTGAATAACAATAAGATACAAAACAAGCCGCGCCGCCTGTCTGGTTTTTGCACGGAAAACGCGATTTTGCGCGACTCCTTGAGTATCAGCACGTTATAAGCCTTTTTAACTTCCTGAATATCAGCGTATTACACACAAAAAGCGGATTTTTACGCCGTTTTTATACGCCATTTGTTAGAGCATGAAAAAAATTTTTTATTCGTTTGTAACTACCTGAAAACCAATAAAATAAAATCGCACAAAAATAAAAATATTTTGTTCGGTTTGTTATACATATCAAATATTTTATTATCTTTGTAGTGTCTTCAACGGTTGACAATGAAGGCAACAACAAATTTTAATTTTAACCCTTTAATCCCCTGAGGAGCCGACAGGACAACAAACGGCAAAAGTTATGACAAATTCAAAAAATGCAAGCGCAAACAACAACGGTAACAACAACGTGAACAACGCCGCCACCAGACAGGCCGCCGCCGCCAGCTATAACGGAGCAGTGGAGAAGGCCGCGAAGGATCAGAACAACGCCCGCCTTGCTAACTTGAACATGGTTAGCAACGCCGCAAAGAAGGCACACAAAGGGATTAGCACCAACGAGGCGATTGCCCGTTATTGTGGCGTAAAGTCCGAGAACCTGAGAAGCTACAGACAATGTGTTGAGCTGGGATTGACTCCCGCCGAGATTCACGCTTTGCCCGTCATTGACATTTGGGGACGTAATAATGAGGACTACGCAAACCGTACAGGCCGCCCGTTATACTATCCCCGCGCCGCCTTTGAGGTTCCCAGCGAATTTTTAAACAGCGTGGCCAAGCTGGACGGGGACGCGCCCGCCGTGGCCGCTGCTAACGCCGCCGCCGATATGCCAGACGATTCGACAACGGAGAACAAAAGCGACTGTATTTTTGAACCTACCGAGGAGCAAGAAAATTTTGCCGAGGCCGCCGCGCTTGCTGGCACGCCCGCCGAGAAGGTGAGCAAACCGAGAGCCGCCAGAACCAGAGCCGCCGCCAGCGACAAACCGAAAAGACAATACAAGCGCAAAATGTTGGCCACTACTGACGACCTCCCCTTTTAACAGGAATTGAAAAAAATTGTTTACCCTTTTTCCCTGAGGCGGTGCGGATTCCGCGCCGCCTTTTTCATAAAAAAAAGTATCTTTGCACCGAGAATTTAAAACCCTTTTTCAAATGGAGATTATAAAAAACCTTTTCAGGAAAAACAAAAAGCAGGAAACGCCCGCGCCGTTCGTCCCTTATGAAAAAATTTTGCGCGGGATAAAGGAAGAGCCCGAGCGGGAGCCGATCCCCGAAAATCTGGGCGGCCGCTTTTTCTTGGCTTACATGTTGCCGTACATTTTAACCGCCTTTGCTTGGCTCATTCCGATTTTGTTTGTTGTGTATATACTCACGCGGTGACATCACCGCCCGCCGCGCCGACGGTGTCCGCGCGGCTCCCCTCCCCGATTCGTTTTTTTTTCCACATTGGCACGCGCCGCCGCCCCGCTTGGGAGCCGCCGCGCGTTTTTTTTGCCGTGGTCGGCGTGGTGGTCGGCGGCCTTGGTTCCTCCCAGCCGGGAGCCGCCGCCGCGCCTCCCAGCCTCCCGGCCGATGACGGCGGCGCAGTCCGCGCCACCGAACCCCGTCCACCCTGTGAACTCCCCCGTCCACGCCTGTCTCGAGCGTTCTGCATGCCCGCGGCATAAAAAAAAATCGGCCTCCCGGGTTTCCCCGCGAGGCCTTCAACAAATTTTAATTTGTTGACCCTTTTTCGCGGCAAAGATAAAAAAAAATCAGATATTGGCGGGCACGAACATTTTTTTTCTTTTCCCGGCGCTGTCGCCGTACTTGCACCACACCAGTTTGTCGATGGCGTCGGAGAAGTGCGTGGCCTCCTCGGGGAGCACGCCGCTGCCCGGCCTTTCGCTGGATTTGTCCTTTTTGAAGCGGTCGCCGCCGTAGAGCATGCGGGTGTTGTTCATGGATATCAGGGTGTAGCGGCAGCGGTTTCCGTTGATGCGGAAGCGCACGGGGCAGGAGTCCTTTTCGGCGAGGATGTCGGCCCAGAGCAGGTATTTGTCGCTTTGCGGGGGTTCCATGCCGCGGTGCGTGCGCGTGATGACGTTCCAGCCGTGGTTGCGCAGGAACTCCACGGCCTGTTCGTTGTAGGAGCGGGAGTTGAAGACGTTGGGGTTGCGGTGGTCGCCGTAGCGGTCGCGGTAGAGTATGACGGTGCGGTTGCGGTGGGCTGCGTAGTGGGCGCAGAAGCGGCCGCAGATTTCCTCGATCAGGGCGTTGGAGCCGCCGTCGGGCTTGGCGAAGAATTCGTTGATCTGGTAGAGGTATTCGCCGGAGAATGACGGTTCCGGCTCGTACAGGGGGCTTTCGCTGACGACCGCCCGTTCTTTGGGGAAGGTCTGGCACACGACGAACAGGGATATGCGGCTTCCCCAGTCCGGGGCTATCTCCAGCGGCCGTTCGGGGTCGCAGTCCCGGTCGAAGGCCGAGGAGTTGAAAACGGCATTGCGGATTTCCGCATTGCCGTTTTCGGAGGAATTTCCTGAAAACGTTTTCCCTGCCTGCAGGACTGCCCGCGAGGGCTTGCCGTCCCCGTCCAGGACGCGGGCGGTGTCGTAGCCGGTGTAGTATATCTGCCTGTCCTCGCGCATGGCGTAGTAGCAGTCGTCCACCTTCTCGATGTGGACGTTCATGACCTCGGTGAGGAGCTCCAGCCGCGTGAGGTGCGCCTTCATGTCGAGCAGGTACTTGAGACCCACGTTGCGGATGTTGTCGAAGGCGTTGGACAGGTAGAAGAGTGTGCCGTCCGGCGACAGGCGCGGCGGCATGAGTGAGCGCACGCGCTCGGCCTCGTTCCAGCACTCGGCGAACTGCTTGGGGTTGTCGGTGTCTAGCAGCTGCAGCTGTATGGTGGTCACTTTGTTCCAGATGCCGAGGATGTCGCAGTCGTGGATTTCGCGGTAGTAGTCCGCGAAGCGCAGGATCCAGCGTTGCTCGCGGGTGTAGGGCATGGAGGTTGTAAGGTCGAAGCCGTGGTGCAGGTGGCAGGCGTGGTGCGCTCCCTTTGAGAAGTGCTCCAGGTTGCCGCGGTTGGTGGGCATGGCCTCCTTCATGAGTTTCTCCTCGGAGAGGGTCAGGGCTTCGTCGGCCACGATTTTGTCCACGTTGGCGCCGCGCATGGTGTCCTTCTCTGTCTGCGAGAACATGACGACTTTGCAGCCGTTGGACACCGATATCGTGTTCTCGTTTTTCTCCACTTTGTTGTAGGGGTCGGCCCATCCTTCCGGCGGCCTGCGTCCCACCACGTAGTTGCCGTCCCTCAGGTAGCCGAATTTCTCCATGGCCCCGAGCATGGTCTGGAAGGTTCCTGTGTATCCCATGCCGAAGGTCTTGACGGGCATGCCGACAACGCAGCGGGGCATGAGGCGGAAGGCTTCGTCGAGCCTCTGCCCGAGGATCCACGACTTGCCGGTGGCGCGGCCGCATACCAGCACGAGGTTCTTGGGTGCCATGACCTTGCAGAGCATCTGCATCCTGTTGACGGGAATGTCTATTTCCATATTGGCGTTTTTTGGTGATCTTCCGGGATTGCTTTTTTCTGGCGGGGCGCACTGCGCCCGTGGAAATTCCGCCCGCCCGCCCTTCAAATTACAAATTGGGTGAAAACAGCTGTCACGAGGACAGTATGTCTGCGGCCTGCGACTCGTCGAGGGTGTTGGGCACGCTCTGGATGAGGCGTTCGCGGTCCTGCGGCCTGAGTTTCATGATCTCGGCCTCGGTGAGCGTTATCTGGCGGTTGTCCATGTTGAATACGATGTTGACGCGGTTTTTCTCCAGCAGGCGGGGATCCACGGTGACCGGCGGCAGGTTCTTGAGCCATGATCCGAGGGTCTGCAGGTTGCGGCTTCTGACCCCTTCGTTGGCCGAGGGGTCGGATATCTCCTTCAGGAGCCTGTCCACGAACCAGTTTTCGAGGAATTCCCGGTCCATTTTGTCATAGGCGTTCCACAGCCGTGCTGCGCTCTGCACGTCCACGCGGGCTTGTGCCAGCGATATCTCCGGGAAGCGGCTCTGCAGCATTCTTGCGGCCACATGGGCGCGGGGGTAGTTGCGAAGCAGCGCGTGTGCTACCCGCCAGCGTTCCAGCGTCTGTTTCTGGAAATCGGACAGTTCGGTGGTCTCCACTCCGGAATAGTGGAGCGCTATGGCGTTGTAGGTTTCGTCGTTGGTCTCTTTCAGGCTCTTCCTCATGCCGCGCCTCCTTCCCATGTTGCCGGCAGCGTCTCTGCTCCGCATTTGAAGTCATGCTTCAAGTGCGTTGTATAATTTCCTGTTTTGCATTGCGTTGCGTTCATATATCCTTTCATTTCAAATTCTCTGGAATCCTATTCCCAGATTTCCATGTTCTCGGTGTCGCTGTCCTTGAAGTACTGCAGCATGCGCTCCAGCGCGGGTGTGGAGCTGTTGAGCGCGGCCTTCATGATGGTGTTGCGGATGTCGGTTTCCCCCTGCATTCTGCCCTGCATGTAGGCCTGCCATACGTCGCCTTCCTCCTTGCGGAACTCTTCGGCCAGATCCTGGAATGGCACGCCGAGCAGCATGGCCACTTTCTTGATCGGGAATCCGAGCTTTGCCGCCTGGGTCACCTGTTCGAGCTGTTCATCTGTTACCGTTATCATCTCTCACGCATTCTGATAGTTTGAGTCTGTCCCCCTTGGCCACTTCGTCGTTGAAGATTTGCAGGTCGCGGTCGAAGACGCTGTCGATGCACTGGATGACGCCTCTTTCCGGCTGCGGGTTGGAGGTGAAGTTGAGGCTTCCGGACACGGATATCTTCCATTGATTGTTGGATATCAGGGCTATTTTGGCGTGCACGGGGGCTATGACGCACGGGAAGTTGGCTTTGAGCAGCTGCAGCGGCTCGGGTGCTGCCCGTCTTACCCGCGGGTCTATCCACATGCGGAAGCTTTTGAGCAGGCCGTCTTTTTTCCGTGCCAGCAGCGTTTTGACGGATTCGGCGTTCAGCGACCATGTTGTGGCGGCCACGTCGGCGGGTCCCGTCTGGCGGAGCAGGTGGTTGATGACGTCGCACATGGCGTAGCGTCCGAACGTCCAGAAGTTGTAGATGCCGCCCTGCCGGATTTCGCCGATGTGCTTGGAGAGGATGTCCCACGGCTCTCCGCACATGTCCACATGTTCCGGGAACATGGCGTCGTAGTGCAGCGACTGCATTTTTTTTGGGCCGTCCTGCTGTATCGGGTTGGTGAATCTTATCGTCAGCGGTTTCATTGCGCCTCCTTTGTCTTGTGTTACGGCAGCTTGCGCTCGCCGGCGCGTTTGATTGTCTCCAGCTCGCTTTTGAGTTGGCGGTTCTCGGCGATGAGTTTCTGCTGGCGTTCCTTGAGGATGCGGTTTTCCTCTTTAAGGGAGCGCATTTCCTCCTCCTGGTTGTTGATGGTGATGCCTTGTTTGTTCACCGTGTCGGCCAGTTCGTTGATTCTTTCACGGAGATTGGCGATGCTGCTTCCGTATTCCTCGTTTTTCAAGAGCAGTTCGTCGATGATGCTCTGTTTGGCGCGTATGTCGCCGTATTTGCGTTTGTGGCGTTCTCTGAGCCACATGATGCCCGATCCTATGGTGGTGGCCAGCAGTATGATTTCTTGCATTCCTGTGTTTTGCAAAAATGTCAGCAGTATGGCTGCGTACATTGTGAGAATTAGTCCTGTCATGGTGTTGTGTTTTTATGTGTTTTGTGTTGCGTTGTCATTTCCCTTTCTTTTCTGCCTCTTTTGCCCGGCGGCGCAGCTCCCTCTCGATGAGGGAGCGTTCGCGCTTCATGTCCTCAAGCCGTGCAAGGGTTAGTTTGCGCCGATCGCCTTGCGGCATGGGGTTCGGCTCCGCCTGCCGGGTGTCTGTCTGGTATTCGAGGCGGTTCATGGTGCGTGTTATGTTTTTCCGGAGGTTTTCCTGTCGGCGCAGCAGCTCTGTTTCGCTCATGGCCGCGATTTCCTCCTTGCCTTTTTTGTCCTTTTTCGTCTTTTTTTCCGCCGTCGGGGTTTTCCCTGCGCGTGCGTCTTCCAGGATGCACTGGGCGTTTTCCAGCGCCGCCTGTGCCGCGCTGTTGGCCGCTTCCGTCTCCTGTCTGGTTTTCTCGCCTCTGAACGCCGCTTCTTTGGTTTGCCACAGCGATTCTTTTTCCGCGCACAGTGCTTTCAAAGTTTCCGCCAGCGTTTTGCGCACGGCGGTTTTTTCTTTGGTTTCCTCCATGCCGGTGCCCCACAGCGTCTTGTGGATCATCGAGGCTGTCTGCGCCATTTTGGCGCATAGTTCTTTAGCCCGTACCAGAGCAGCGTCAATAGCGGCAGGCGGCGTGCCCGTCTGGCTTTCCGTTCCCGCCGTGCGCGTTCCTGCAGCAGGCTTTCGTATATCTCTTGCGCGGACGGTGTCTTGGCGTTGTCCGTCGCTTTGCCTTGTGGCTCTTTTCTGTTCTTTCTCATTTGGTCCTTTTTTCTCGTTGTTGCTCTCTTTGCCGTTCAGGATTCTGCGGGCGAGTTCCTTTTCCGCCCCGTTTTTCTTGAAGAGGTCTTTTTGCTGTGTGCCCATCATGCTTTTGAGCTCGAAGGCGGTGCGCCCCGGCGACATGCTGTGCGCAAGGCGTGCCGTGAACGGCCGCGGGCACCATTTTTCAAGCAGTTTTCGTCCTTCCTCGAGGTTCTCTCCGGAGAGGATCCAGCGGGCTATCTCCTGCCGCATGGCTGTGTCTTTGTCTTTGCTTTTGTCCATTTTTCCTTGTGTTTTGGATTTGTTACAGGTTCTGCAGCATTTTGCAGAGTTCCGGTTGCGGGTGGCAGTCCGATTTGTCCGGGCGGTAGGATGCGTGCGTCCAGATGCCGGGTTTTCCGGAAAGGGCGTTGGCCGATAAGCCCCACATGTCCACGTTGTACTGCTTGGGTATTTGCAGTTCCGAGCAGAGCCATGGTAGCAGCTTTGCCAGCGCGTTGATTTGCGCGGGTGTGTATTTCTCGTAGTACTGTTTGCCTCGCCAGAGGTTCGCGGCGCAGTATTCGTGGACTTTGTCCGCCGGCACGGGTCTTGCCTTCCCTGCCATGCCCCACGGGGTGAACGTGCCGTCGGCGCGTTTCTCCATGAATCCCCAGCTGTCGATCTCGATGCCCACGCTTGTAGGGTCGAGTTTGCGGTATGGGACGTGAGCCTTCTGGAAGTGCGCGTTGGTCAGTCCCAGGTGCCATGCCCAGTGTTCGAGGTCGAAGAGCTGGTAGATGAGGCCTTCGCGGTCGATTATGAAATGGGTGGCCACTCTCTCGGAGGTGCTCTTCCACCATCCGATGTCCCCGGACACGCCGGGCCCCGAGACGGTGTGGTGCAGCACGATCTGGGTTTTCCTGGTCTTCTCTTGCACGTATTGCGAGGCGGGGAAGTCTGTTCTGATGATTGCCGGTTTTGTCATGATGCTTTTTTAATGAAAGCGGCGGGCGGATGTCCGCCCGCCGCTGGTGAAAGGATGTACGATGAGTGAAGAGTGAAGCTTTTTAGTTGATGTTGAGCGTCTGGGTGGATTCCAAAGCTTGGATGCCGCCGTTGTTGTCCGCGACGTATGTTGTCACGGTGACATACACAGTTGTGGCTGTGGTGGCAGATGCCCAGAGGTCGTCGGTGACGGTGAACTCGTTGTTCTGGTCCGGCACGACGCTGGCCGTCTTGTATCCCAGGGCTTGGGTTCCCCACTTTGCCACCATGTTCAGGAGTGTCCCGTCGTCTCCGGGCGTGAACTCGCCGGCGATGGTGATGGTGTGGTTTGAGGAGTCTGCATCCGTGGTGTCTGCCTCAGCTTCGAAGGTGATGGTGCCGTAGTCGGGTTGGCTCTGGCTGCTGTCCGTGGAGAGGAAGTCGGCCAGTTCGTCGCCGAGTTCCACGATCTGCGGGCGCACGGTGTCCCAGGTGAAGGTCATCTCGGCTCCGTTGGCGTCGCCGGTGGCCTGTCCGGAGGTGGCGTTGTTGCTCTCCATGACTGCGCCGCGGTCTTTGTCGCCGATCATGTGCCATTCGTCCTGGTTCGTTTTCACGAACATGATCATCGAGGCGTTCTGGACGGCGGCGATGAATCCCAGGAGGGCTTTCTTGAAGCCGGGGTTGTAGACGGTGAGGGTCGCCTTCTGGCTGCGGGAGTATTTCTCGCCCTGGCCCTCGTATACCAGGCTGCCGGCGTCTTCCTTGCTGAAGAGCACGAAGGCGCGCTTGCCGCTCTTCATGGTCATGGCTGGGATGAACGTCGTGCCGTTCATGGTGCCGCCGACGACCGTGACGTTGTCCTCCATCAGGGAGGTGCCGGGCACGATGGTCTTGTGGGTGGGCCAGGTGGCCACGTCTTCCTTGCGCATGAAGACGACTTTCTTGATGCCGGACATCATGGACGAGCAGTCGAGTCCGGATTCGAGGTCTTGGATTGTGAAATCACATTTTCCCATATTTTTGATATTTAAGGTTATACACTGTGTTGATTATGAATTTCGCATTCTCGCGGCGTTATGCCGTGGTGGTGAAGGATACCAGGTTGCCGTACCACTTGTGGGTGTCCTTGGTGACAACCGCCTGAGCGTAGTACTTGGTCTCCGCCGTCAGTCCGGTGAGCGCTGCGCTGTATGCGCCTTCTTCGCCTGCCACGCCTTCGGCCTCGCTGCTGAGGCTTTCAGGGTCGGTGCCGTAGTTGAAGGTCACCACTGCGTCTTCGGGCAGGTTGGCCACTGTGGCGTTGAGGGTCGCCGTGGTGTCGGCCACGCTGGTGGCGGCTTCGGTGTCAACCGATGCGTATTCGGTCACGGTGATGGTCTCGGGTTCAGTGGTCTGCTCGCTGCCGCTGTTGCCGCCTTCGCCGCCTTGTTGGCCGCTTTCGCTGCCTTCGCCTTGGCTTTGGCCGGGTTCGGGTTCAGTCTCGGTGACGGTCTCCTCGGTGGCGAACACCAGCTGGTTGCAGCCGAAGCCAACGCCTTCGCGCCAGTTCATCATGATGGCCACTTCATAGTAGTGAGCCTGGATGTCAAGGCGGAATTCGCTGGGTCTGCGGTTGGAACACCAGAGCAGGTTGCCGGGCACTGTGGCGAACATGTCTTTGGTTCCGGCCATGGAAGGCAGGCCAACGATGACGTGGTTGCCGAGGGTGAAGTCGATGGCGTTGGAGATTTCCTTGTCGCTGGAGATCATGTAGTAGCCTTTGCCTCTCTTGTTTTCGAGATAGCTACGAATCATCTCCGGGGCCACGTAGATTCTCATGGGCACGCTCTGGAGTTTGTTGGGGAGCTTTTTGTCGAACGCCTCGATCTGCTCGAAGGCAGTGTCCGGGTCGAGGGCTTCGATATCCTCGATGATGTTGATTGGGTATGATGATTCCGCTCCTTCCATGAGCTTGACCTTGATGCCGTCCATGCAATCCTTCGGGGTTTGACCGTCCTCGTTGCGCTTGCCGAGATAAACGGTCTCCAGCTCGCGGTCCTCGTTGGCCTGTGGGAGGATGTATTTCTCAATCATCCAGCGCACCACCGGCCAGTTCTTGCGTTCTGCCTGGTCGAGGTCTGCGAGGAATCCGAGGAAGGAGTCCTCGATGTCGTCAGGCGTCAAGGGAACGTCTGCCTTGATCTTCTGGAGCTCGATCTTGTTGGGGTGGAATGCGGCGCCTCCGACGGGGTTGAAGACGGGTTTGAAGGGCTGGATGACGCTCTTGAATGCCGGGTTGGTCATTTTGTAGAGCGTTTCGGTTGTTCTGATGTGGGTGGCGTTCTTTTCCAGCGTGACGGGCATCTGCATCACACTGGTGCGGATGCGGTCATAGCCTTGCCCTTCTTTGACGTAATATTTGCCGAATTCGGCGACAATTTTGGAAATGTCGATAATTTCTGCCATAGTTGTGTTGTTTTTATGTTGTTGTGTTTGTTTTTTTTGTGTAATGTTGCGGTGTGGCCCTGTGTCGTTAGATGCTCTTGTAGAGCTTGTCATACATAGGGTCTTCGGTGAGGGTGGCCTCCAGGGACTTTCCGTCGTCCATTGCGGAGGTATCGTCGCTTTGGCCCGGGGTTTCTTCAACTTGGGCTTTCAGGGTGTCGCGCTCGGCGGTGAGGTTCGAGATCTGCGTGTCCTTGCCTGTGGCTTCCTCCTGTGCCTTGGTCAGGTCGGATTGAGCCTTTGCGAGGTCGGACTGTGCCTTTGCCAAGTCGGCTTGGGCTTTCTGCAGGTCGTTCTTCGTGTTCTGGAGTTGCTCGTTGGCCGTTTTCAGCTCGTCGAGCTTGTTTTCCAGTGTCTGCAGCTGGTCTTTGGTGAGCTGCAAGCCCTTGCTTTCGTCGAACATGGTGTCCTCCGCGAGGGAGAGCGCTACTGCGAGCAGGGCGAATTGTGCATAGATTTTTTTCATATTCTCTTGATTTTTGGGTGTGTTGGTGTTTGTGATAATCATGTTTTCCTGCGGTATGATGCCTATGCGGCGGGCGTGGTCGAGCAGGGAGGCCATGGCTTTGGCCTGCGTGGTCCCGCTTTCGAACTCCTGGATTTTCGTGGCGAAGCCGAAGTCCACGGCGGTCTGCGCGTCAATCCATTTGCCCCTGCCCTCGTTGGCGTTGAACAGTTCCTCCAGCTCTTTCTCGTCTTTCTTGAGGACGCCTCTGTATATCGATAGGATGCCTTCGTTGATTGTCCGCTGGGATTCCAGCAGTTCCTCCAGCGTGTTCTCGTTTGCGTCCCGTGCGTTGTTCATGCACTTGTGGATGAGGAAGAAGGCGTTGGGGGATATGATGCGTTCGTCGCCCGCGCAGGCGATGATGGTCGCCGCGCTGGCGCAGAAGCCTTGCACGATGGTGGTGACTTTGGCGGGGTGTTCCTTCAGGGCGTCGTGGATTTCCATGGCGTCGCTGACGTAGCCGCCCAGAGAGGTGATGAGCACTTCGATTTCGGAAGTGGAGACGGGCACCTGCTTGAGTTCCTCGCGGATGCTCTTTCCGGTGTTCTTCTCTTTCCATTCGTCCCAGTCCCATCCGCCTATGGTGCCGTCGATTTCGATGCGGATCTTGCCGGCGGGTGTCCTGGTTATGTTGAGGAATTTCTGGTTCATATCGTGTGTGTTTGGTTTTCGGCGGCAAAAATACTTCTGTCATTCCGCTTGCTTTGGGACATTTTTCGGGGACGTTTCCCCATGGATACGAAAAAAGCGGGTGTTGCCCCGCTTTTTTCGTCAGATGTCCGCTTCCAGCGGCCCGAATTCGCTTTCGTTGTGGAATTCGATTTCCAGGGACTGTTCCTCTGTGGCGCTGTCGGGCACCGACTCCGTGGTCTTGGCTCTCATCGGCTCGTTGTATCCCACATAGATTTTTCTTCCCGTGTTTTCGGTCACTTCCACGATAAAGCGTCCTGTGGTCAGGTGTGAGATGTCCGCGGCTCCCGGCTTCCGTCCCGGCACGGTGGCCCTGACGGTGTTCTCGTAGGCTTTCTGCCGTTCGCTCTGCAGTGAGATGCGCGAGGCTTCGATCTCGCCCCAGGTGCATCCTGTCTTGAGCGTGACCTTGGCTTTTCCCGCGGCGGTGATCTCGAAGGCCTCCACCTCTTTTATGTGCGCGTATCTCAGCGCCGATGCTCCGGGCACTGACCCGCAGCCGTCTAATCTTGCTATGACTTTCATATCTCGAGTTTTAGTTGGTATTCGTCTTTTATTTTCCTGTGGGTGTATATCTTCCTGTGGCGGTACACGCTTCTCGACGGTGGTTGCGGCAGTATGGCGTGGATGGGCTTCATGGTCGCCCCTGCCTCTTCGCAGGCCTCGCGGGCGAAGTCCCTGTATTCCTTTTCGACGGTTCTGTAGTTGCGCATGTAGGCCTTGCGCATGCTTTCTGGGTTCATCTCCTCGTCGCTGAAGCCGTAGGATATCATGTAGTGCTCCACGGCCTTGTTGATGGCGATGTCCGAGCAGCTTCGCAGGGCCGCCACCCTTCTGAGCATCTCGTCGCAGATCCAGCGTTTCATGATCATGTTGAAGCGGTGCTCCTGGTACTGGTTCGTCTGCCATCCGTAATGGAAGAAATCGTGTTCGGTTATCCATATCCGGCACGGCAGGAAGCGGCTGTATTTGGCGCTGCGCATCTTGCTGGGCATGCGCACGGTGCTGCGGCTCAGGATGCTGGTCACCAGCCCGTACCAGGGCGTGCCCGGCATTTCCAGCGCTCCGTCGCTCTGGCGGACGGAGTTCTGCAGGAAGCGCCAGACCATCGGGTCTGTCATGATCGTTATACTGAATTTTTCACTCATGGGACGGCAAAAATACATAATTTTCAATTCGTTTCGTTTTTTACTTAAAGTAATGCTTCAAATAATTTATAAACAATGTGTCCCACTGCATTGTATGATGAATCTCTATTTTTGCCGTCGCAAATTTCACTGATATGGACAATGTGATACACAGGAACATGGCGTTGCTTCAGATGGATGTCCGGGAGGCCGGAGGCCGTCCCGTCTATTTCTCCGTCTCTTTCTACACGGCTTCAGGCCGCGTGCGGGTGATGCCGCGTGCGCAGACCTGCGGATGGAGGAATTCCCTTGCTGCCGCCAGGATGCGCAACTTCCAGGAATACGACGCCCTCGGGTTGCCTGTCGGGCGGCCTGTGGCTGTCAGCATTGACCTGCTCAGGACTTTCAACAATCAGAGAATCACCATTTAGCACATTGCACTTAAATCATCACTTCAAGCATTATGGAAAAAGTCGTGTATAACAAAAAGGGAGTCCCTTTGCTGGCCATGGGAAAGCAGGTCATCCTCAGCGCTTCCGGATCCGATGTGTCTGTCAGCGAGAAGGCCGAGGACGAATTCTCCTACAAGGGGGAGAAGTATGTTAGCTGGGGGCTGAACAATTCGTGGCCCGAAGAGGCTGCGGAGATTGTCGGGAAGGTCGGCGTCCTCTCCACCGGCATCGACTATCGTTGCCGCACTTGTGCGGGCAGCGGCGTCATCCCCGCCCGTCTGACGGGTATCGACGGGAAGTGCCGCGAGACGTTCGAGCCTTTCTCGGACCTGAATGTCATCCGTTTCCTCAACTCCTATTCTTTCCGCCGCTATCATTTCGAGGCGCTGCGCGACCTTTTTAAGTTCGGCGACGCATTCCCTCTTTTGGTCTTCAATGTCGACAGTTCCAAGATTGTCCGGATTCAGACCATCAATGCCCGCCATTGCCGGCTGAGCGTTGATAAAAAGAGACTCCTTGTTTACAACGATTTCCGTAATGGCATCCCGGGCGACGGTCAGGCCAAGGTCTATGATATGCTCGATGAGGCGGATCCCTTCTGGGATTTGGATGAAAGACGGCGCAAAGGCAAGCTTAAAGGGGGCAAGGCATTCGCTTTCCCGCGCCTGCGCAACTATTTCTCCAGCAGCGACTATTATGCCCTGCCCGCTTGGGATGCCGTGCGCCGTGCCGGATGGATTGACATCTACACCGAGATTCCGAAGTTTCTGGCCAGCGCCTACCGCAACGCCATGAACCTCATGTGGCATATCAATATCCCATACTCCTACCTTGAGAATATGTTCCCCGAAGCGGATTATTCCAACAACCCGGAGAAGGACCGCCAGAAGGATTTCACTGCCTTTTTCGATTCCATCGAAAAAAATCTTTGCAGCAGCGAGAACGCCAATAAGGCGGTGATCACGCCCTACAACGACGACCCCGCCCTCAAGGATTTCTCCAAGTGGGAGATCACCAAGCTGGACAACACTAACAACGCCATGGAGAAGCTCTCCACGAGCGTTGCCGCGAACTCCGAGATTCTTTTTTCTTTGATGATCAACCCTGCCGTCTTTGGCGCCGGAATGCCTGGAGGAGCCTATGCCGGCAACAACGGCAGCGGCTCCGATATCCGCGAGGCTTTCATGGTCTCTTTGATTCTCAACCATTGCGAGCGTCAGCTGGTTATGGATCCGCCCGAGCTCATGTTGCATTTTAACGGATACGAGGATATCGACATCAAGTATCGCAACCTTCTTCTGACCACTTTGGACACCGGGCATTCGTCCGAGGAGAAGATATCATAGGATAATCAAACAAATTAGATTCATATAGCTATGCAGCCGCGTTTTTTCAAGTCATCCGCCGCCGGACGTCCCGGCGATTTGAAGAAGTTCCTGCCAGTGAGCGTGAACTTCTCCCTTGAGTCGCTTTACCCTGCCATGTGCATGGTCGAGCGCCGTCACATTCTGCCTCTTCTTGGCGATGCACTCTTCGAGCGTCTCGCCGGACTTTGCGACAGTGGTGTCCCGGATTCGGACACGCACAAGGCCGTCCTGCAGGAAGCTTTGGATCTTGTGCGTCTTGCCGTCGCTCGTTTATCCTACTGTTCCGCCTATGATGAACTCAGTATTCGTCTTGACGATTCCGGGGCCAGCGCTCAGGCTGACAAAGACCGCAGGCTTTTCAAGTATCAGGAGGATAATTTGAAACGTGGCCTTTTCGATGACGGCTACAATGCGCTGGATTCGGCTCTTGCGCTGTTTGCTTCCAATGCGGAGGCTTTTCCTGAATATGCCAACTCACCTTGGATGAAGTCTGTCTCGATGGGGCTTGTGCGTTCCGCTTCGGAGTTCGACGATGTGGTTTCCATTGGCGGGTCCATCCTTGTTTTCTCGCGGATGTCGCGTTGGATGCGCATTGTCGAGGATCTGCACCTCTCCCATCGTATCGGCGGTGACACCTTGGCGGACTTTGTCGCGCATCGTTACGAAACATCCGCCGCTTATATTGCTGTCATCGGCGACCTTGTTCGTTATGTGGTTTTCAAGTCCATGTCACTTGGTGCTGCCGATCTGAAATGCGACCCCACCTCCCGCGGCGTCCTCTACCGCGAGTTCCACGCTTATGATGACGGCGAGACCTGGATGCAGCTGCCCGCCGGGGAGCTGCAGCGCAAGTGCGCTGTTTATGACGGCTATGCCGAGAGTTATCTAGGCCGTGCCATTAGCGAGATGAACGTGAATCCTGAAGATTACCCGTGCTATGCTCGTTTTGCCGGTATCGGGAATCCCACCCGTAACCGTTTGGTTCGCGACAATGACAATAAGAAGACTGTTGTGCTATGATTAACAACGACACTCATCTGGATTATTACGCTTTCCTGCGGGATTATGCCGCCACTTCCGAGCTTGTTGGCGCGTTGGAGGGCGAGGAGCATTTCTTCAGGGGCGATGCCGACGAGTTCTATGTCGGTCTGCGCAACCGTTGTGTCTTCCCTTGCGTTGTCGGCGAGGGCTTTTCCAACACTTACGAGCGCAAGGAGAATGGCATTGTGAAGTATCGCGGTACGGCTTTCGCTGTTCTGGACTCCTATAATGACAAAGACAATTACGATCAGATTGACGCGGCAGTCTCCCGCTCGGAGATCATCGGCGACGATATCCTGCGCAGGCTCATCGCGCTTTGCAAGGAGAAAAACTGTCTGTTGGAGATTGGCGAGGTGGAATGCCGCCGTTTCGAAAACCGTGACGACCGTTTTGCCGGTCTTCGCTACGATGTTGTCATTTCATCCCTTTGGCAGCCGTGATCGATTTTGTTTTCCATTTTTCAAAGCGGAAGACTGTTGTCCGCACCCTCCCCTCTTCCTGGGATGACCTTGACGGCGCTTTGTTTTTGAAGGTTTGCGCTTTCCGCTTGGCCGCCTCCAAGGGCGATGTCGTGGCCATGGACGAGGCTTTGCGCCGTCTTTGCGGCCTTCGTTCGGGTTTGTGGCGGAAGCTTTCCCCGCTGCGTCGAAATGAGGTGGAATCCTGTTTCTCTTGGGTGCTTTTCGACCAGCCTTCTTTCCCTGATAATAAGGTGGGCGACATCCGTGTCGGTTTTCGTCGGCTTTGTGGTTTCGAGCGGAATTTTGAGAACGTCCTCTGGGAGGAGTTCATGTATGCCGATGTCTTGTTTTCGCGCGGCAAGTATGACCGTGCTGTCGCCTCTGTTTACCGTCCGGTGTGTCTTTTTGCCAAGGGCGATTCCCGAAAGCCTTTTTCCGTTTATTGCCTTTCCTCTTCTTTGCGGCGTGTAGGCAGGCTTCCTGACTTGCTCCTTTATGCTGTCGCTTTGAATTGGAGCGCTGTCCGGACGCATTGTATTGTGTCTCGATATCGTTCTCTTTTCGGCGGTCATGTCGAGGCGTGGTTGGACGGCAAGAAAATCGAGGACGATTCGCCTAAGGCGGCGAATGCCGGTTTCTCGTGGAATTCCTTGCATTTGGCCATGTTGGGCGATTCTCCTCAGTCCGAGCGCATGCTTATGGAGACAAAGGCCTGCACGGTGCTGGCCGTCGCCGACCGCAGGATCCGTGAATACCGGGATCAGGCGCGCAGGATGCGCAAGTGATTTTTCGGACATCTTTGGACGTACGTCCGGAAATGTCAGTGTTTTTCCTTGTATTGTGCTTCTTTCCAGCTTGGACTGTTTTGGACAGAATTGGACAGCGCGTCCGTTAATGGCTTCCCCTTCCTGTTACTAACAAATGCACTAACACTCACTAATGCTTCGTTAGTGAGTGTTTCGTACTTCGCTGTTTGTCAGTATTATAAATCACTACAACGCACTAACGTTGCGTTAGTGTGTTTTCATTATGGAGTCATTGATGATCAATACACTTTCACCGCCTCGATCTGGCATAGCACAGTGTCGTCTTGATCGTTGTCTATTTGGAATGAGATTCTTTGAGGCACCGTTTTAGTGTTTCGCACTATCAGGAAACGTGTCTGCCGTTCCGGTTTTGATATGGACGGGCGAAGCAGGTTTTCCACCGTTGGTATCATTATGTGCGGGATGCGGAATTTGTAGGTCACCTTTCTATGACCGAGCAATTCGAGCACCGGTTTGACATATTTCTCGCCGAGGCTGTTCGTGCCTTTGGCGGTGAGTGAAAATCCGTCTGCCCACACGGGCAGCATAACTTCGTTGGCTGGCGTGCGGTGGTCGGTGGCGGCCTCCCAGCTGCGGCGGCGAAGGCCGCGGTATTGGGTGAGGATGATTTGCGAGGGTTTGTCTGTCGGGTTGTAGATATCGCTGCTGATGTTGAAATCGGCCACCATGAGCTGCGGCACCTCTCCTGTTGCGATGTCGGTGTCCGGGTGGCGTCGGCTCATGCTGAACAGCCTTTGATGAGGGATGGCCACTGATGGTTCTCGCACGTCTTCCGTGCCGCTTCCCACTTCCAGTTTGTCTGGGTTTCCGCTGTGCTCGGTCCATTGTTCTGTCCAGTTGGCGTAGGCATCCTCCTGCGTCTCGGCGCGGTAGAGGGTGTTTGTTTTGGTGCGCAGCACCAGGTGCTCGTGGTTGCGGTAGGCATCGGGCAGAGTCATTTCCACGTCGTCCATGCGCAAATCCTCGTTGTAGGCTTCGTCCTTCATGGGCTTCAGCCGGAAGGTGCGCATCGTCTCCTCTTCCTGTTGTGATTCGGTTTCCTTTGTCAGCTCGTAGTCTGTGAGGTCGAGGCTTTTGGCGTTTCTCAACTCCTCGTAGGGCACTAATTCCGCCATTCTCGTTTTGGCCGACACAAAATAGCATAGTCCCATGGTTTCCAGCATTGTCTTCAGGAAGTCGGCGTTGGAAATGTCGGGCAGAAGTTCGGGGATGCGGAATTGGCTGCGGAATATGTTGAATCCCGTCTGGTGGGTGTTGAGCGTCACCTGTCGTGCTCTCACTTTTATCTGTACGCCTTCCGGTCTGATGGGCTTTTTGGTTCCGTTTTTCTTCGTTTCGTATATATAATAAGCCACTTTTATGCCTGTCATGTTTGCCTGCTCGATGTTGAGCCGTGTGGTGAATACATCGCTGTAGAGATAGACTCCTTCGTCTGTCCAGCTGCCGTTGTCCGGCACGCGGCGGTAGTGCTGTGTCCATAGGGCGCCTGTCTCGTTCATCACATCGTCGAAGGCTTGCGATCCTCTGGTGATGGCCACCACGGCCATGGTGTTCCACATGGTGTTGTCCTGTTTGTAGAGCACCTCTGTTTCGAACTCCCACAGTCCCGTTGCGGGGATGTTGATCACGTGGTTCTGCACGTAGGCGTCGCTGGCGTCGTCCGAGCTGTGCAGTGTCGGGTACCAGCCGGAGAATGTGCCTTCGCCACCTGTTTGGAATTCGTAATATGTTGTTTCAGCCGCCAGCTTGGGCAACTCGGCGGTGATGTATTGCGCCATTGTGCCGTCGAGCGACTTCTGCGACTGCAGGAACGTGGCGTTCAGGTCTTCTCCCAGATGGTTGATAAACCTGTATCCCGCGTTTCGGCACCAGATATCCATTATTTTTGCCAGCCTTATCTGCGGGCAGAAGGCCAGCTGGTTGCTTTCGTAGCGTTCGGTATAGGTTGTGTTGCCGTCAGCGTCCACTCCGTCTTCCACGTTCAGTTTTTCAAGGCTGTTGTGTGCCTTGGAAAAGAGTTTGCCAGATGTGTCGATGAGTGATCCGTCGGGATCGAAAAACAGCGTGTTCACAATCTTCAGCCGCTTATTTCCCTTCCAATAGCCGTAGTCTTCGTTGTCGCTGCCGTAGCCCTCCTCGTTGAAGAACGGCGCGAATTTCACGTTCGGGTCGTTCACAGAGGCTTTCAGGAAGTTCTCCCATTCCGTTTCGTGGGTGTCGATGCTGGTGCAGATCTGTTTCTGCGTGTCCTCGTTTTCTTTGAGGCTCTTTTTGCCGAAGCCTTCCGGATAGGGATTGATAATAAGAGCCGCTTGGTATTCCTCCTTGGTGGCCTTCTGCACCAGCAGCTTTCCCTTCCAGTTTTGGTAGCCACTGCACCACACTTCGCAGTCCTCCATGGCTGTCATTTCTGCGCTCTCCAGATGTGCGAACGACATTGCCTGCTCGTTCCCCTCCACCGGCAGCGTGAAGGTGAACGAGATGTCGCCCTCGATGTCGGCCTTGGAGAAGAGCGCGTTGTTGATTTCCACGTTGAGTGAGGTGCCGCGCTTGAGCACCAACTCTTTTCCCTTTACGAATATTCTGATCATAGTGTTTTAATAGATTTCGTCGTCCATAAGTTTTCTGGAGTACATGATGTCGTTGTCCATCAATGTAGGGCACCATCCTGTGTTGAACAGAAGGAAAGTCATGTTTGTTCCTCCCCAATATTGGTAATACAGCAGGCATGTGTCCCCGGACTTGATAGCGTTTGCCGGCAGTCTGCTGTTCTTCCACATTATGTTTGATTGCAGGATTACCGTATTCGCCACGTTGATGTTGCCGTTTGCGGGCATATCCACGGAAAACGAAATCATCAGAAACACGCCGTGTTCCAGATCTGCGCCTGATTCGTTCAATGTCACTTGCGCATTGAGCCCGGACAGTGATGTTGCAGTACCTGTGATGAGCCCTTTCCCGAGTTCTATGTCACCGCTGCCCACCAGATTGTTCCCGTTGACTGTCTTGATGTTCTGGCCTGTTCCGCTTCCGACGAGTTTCTTCTGGATGTCATATTGCGCGCTTGACCAGGATGTCCCGTTGTAGGACAGGTAATGAATGGCCGGATACACATCTGCATTGCACAGACAATAGAATCTCACGTAGTATTTGCTGTTCGTTTCATTATATATTGCATAATCGAGTTGGAATTCGCGGTTTGAATAGCAACATATCACCGTTTTGTTGTTCTGATGGGCGTTCTTTATCTCTTCAGGTGTTTTGTTCGTTGTAGTGCCGTTGAACGTGCATACAAACACTTTGTCTTCTGGTATGTCTGGTTTGTTCTTGATAAAGTCGTCGGCATTTTGGTTTGTCTGGTTCCAGTCGCTTTGTACGTTTTTCTGCGCCCCTGATTCTATTCCGTCAAGTTTGTTTTTCATCGTCAGGGTGAACACCTTGTTGGTGATTCCGTCAACGACAAGGTCTGCGGACAGAGGGTTTTGTGCTGTGATTTCGCTCTGCAAGCCGGCCACAAGGTCGGCAACCGAGAATTCAATGTTACTTCCGTTTTCAAGCGTGAGGACGACCTTCTTCGTGGACGAATTGTAAGAGCCGTTGACCACCACGCTTTCAAGCGGCAGGTCTATTGTCGCGGCCGAACCGAGGTTGTTGCCGTCCTGGTCTTTCAGCTGCGCCGTGACTACATACGTTGTGCTGTTCACGTCCAACGATATGTATGATGCGTACTTCGTCGACGACGGCATTGCATTCACGTCTGCAGCAGATGTCGGCACCAAGATGTTGATTTCCTTGTCTGCTGATGCGTTTGCCGTGAAAGTGTCAATCGTTGTGCCGTTCCTCTTGATTGTCAGTGTCGCGTCGTTGATCGTTCCGCCAACCACATGTTGCATGTTGCCGTATTGGCTTATGTACCATTTTCTGAACTCGACAGGCGACAAATCGCAGATGCAGCGCACGGGAGCCATCCAAGTGCTGTCACAGCTGCTTGCGAACACGAACACGCCGTAACCGTTGTTGACATCGTTGCTGATTGACAGTATATGGGCGTTTCCGGCGATGCGCTCCGTGCAAGTATATACCTGTGCGTACAGCTGGTGTGAAGAAGCATATATATAACCAAGGCCGAGACCGGCGGGCGGCAGGTTGAATCCTATGTTGTTGTTTTTGTCAGGATTGTATCCGGGGGCCTTTGCCACGTTATTTGAAGCCCATCCGTATGTTGCCGCGAGGGTCTTCGCAAGATGACCGTTGTTTTCGTCAGCTTCTCCGGTGTGATATCTGTTTTGTGTGTTCAGGTAGGCTATCATCAGCTCCACTTCCGCCTTGCTCGGCACGTGCCATCCTGTGGGTGCGATTCCCTGCACGCCTGACGGTACTGTGTCGCTCGGCGACGCCCCGTTCATCACTGCCGCCCAGTTATAGTGGAGTCCGTATTTCACCCTGTCGAATGGTGTGCTCTGTCCTGACGGATAAAGGTTTTTATAGTATGGGACGGAAGAACTCGATGTCACACCTTCTGTGATTGCCGTGCCGTCGGCGAAATGGGTTGTGCGGAGGTTCTGCGCCATCCATACTTGGTTGCCGAGAATGACAGCATCATACCAGTTCCCGTCGTAATCTTTCGCGGCATTGGAATAATATGCCCCGTCAGACAACATCGCGTCAGCACCGAAGGCATAAGGCGCGCGGTGATCCATCAGTTTGTATATGGTTTCTTTCCCTTGTTCTTGGAATTCTGATACCGGTATATCTGCCATTGTATCTGTTATTATTGGTTGTTTTCTTTATCCAGGATATTTCCGAGCACCTCTTCCACGCTTCCCACCTGCTCTTGCGATATGGATTCTTCCTCGGCTTCCGAGCTTTCCTCTTCAGCTTCCGAGGTTTCCTCTTCAACTTCCGAGGTTTCGGTGACTATGGGTTGCGG